AAAAGTTGTCGAAGGAACTCGCGAACGTATCCAAATGTTCGAAGGCGTTGTTATCGCTCGTAAAAACTCAGGAATTAACGAAACTTACACTGTTCGTAAAATCTCAAACGGTGTTGGTGTAGAACGCATCTTCCCAGTTCACACTCCACGTGTTGAACAAATCGAAGTTATCCGTCACGGTAAAGTACGTCGTGCGAAACTTTACTACCTCCGTGCACTCACAGGTAAAAAAGCTCGTATCGCTGAACGTCGTCGTTAAGATACACCAAGAGAACCGCTCTATTGAGCGGTTTTTGTCTTGTGAAATATGTTTTATAAAAAAAATTAATGTGTTTAAAAATATTAACGGGGGACAAAAAGGAGACAATTCAGTTTAAATATCATTTTGATAATAAATTGAAAGACTAAATTTATATTATGGATACTGATTTAAAAACGATTAGCTTTCTTGTTGGCAATGGCTTTGATGTTGCAATATTAGAAGCATTAGGAAGTAAACATACCACCACATATGGAGAATTTTATGACTATATAAATTGGAATAAAAGCAAGGATAATGAAATATGTAAAGATATTAATGAAAATATTGAGAATTGGTGTGATTTTGAAGCAGCATTGACGAAAAAGATTGAGGAAGTCATACAAAAACTTAAAACATTATCTGTTGAAAAAGGCGATATATTATATAAAAAAACATTGAGTGATTGGGCTGAAATTCAATTGCTATTTTCTGATTTTTTAAATGAAGTGATTCCAGCATCAATATTGAAAAAATCAGGGAATATGAGAGGAATTGATTGTAAGACAAAGTTTTTAGGAGACTTATCACCTGATGATTTTAAAAATTTAAAGTTTGATATTTATCATCACGATAAAGTTCAATACAATATAGTTAATTTTAATTATACGTCTCTTTTAGACAATTATCTTACAGCAGATGATGATCCACATCCCTATGTACATTCAATAAATAACATGGATTTTCATTGGCCGGATGGAAGTTCTATGACACAGTATAGTGTAAAGTCAAAAACTAGAGTTTTTCATCCACATGGCACACTTTCTATACCTTCATCAATAAAATTTGGAAATTCAGAAAATGTTATGAAATATAGTGCCTCAGAAGTGATGAGAAATACCTCCCTTTATAGACCTGAAATGCTTAGAAAAAAATTAAATAAAGCTTATTGGTATCAAAACAATCCAGAGATGCAAAAATACGTTGAACAAACCGATTTATTTGTGATTTATGGATTAGCAATTGGTCCATCTGATAAATGGTGGTGGAATATGGTTGCTAGGTTAGTTGTAGAAAACAACAAAGAAGTTATTGTTTATTGTTATGATAAAAAAAAACTAAAAGAAAAACTTAATGAATATGTTATTGATTTTATTGAAAATTCTTGTACATTAGAAGATGGTATAAATATAGAAGAAGTAAAAAAAGATTGCGAAGAAAGAATTTTAACCGTAAGTTTCGATAAAAATAAAAAATTAAGATATGGGTTTTGTTTTTAGTTATAATCCTTAAAAAAATGAAAGAAAAAACAAGAAACTTACTATAGAAATTCTAGTAAGTTTCTTGTTTTTTCTTTCATTTTTTCTGTGACATGGAGATAAATTTTTTCAGTCACTTTTGAGCTAGAATGTCCTACTCTTTTTTGAATAACATAAAGTGGAACTTCTAATTCAGCAAGTTTAGAAATGTGGGTATGCCTAAAAATATGTGTTGAGATTCTTTTATTTTTAGGAATATTCATTTCTTCCTTATTATTTCTAAGAAAAGTATTTATAGCAGAAGGTTGGAGTGGTGTCCCGTTCTTCGTTGTAAATATAAATTCAGAATCAGGAGATAATGAACAGGCTTCTTCGTAGATTTCAACTGCGCGTGAGTTTATATCAACTTCGCGAGTTCCAGCCTTTGTTTTGGTTTCATTGGTTTTTCTTTGTTCAGCAATTTTGTTTCCATGATAGTCAAGGTTTCCATCAACAATGCAATAGTTTCTATTCTCAGAAAGTATTACATCAGATTTTTCCATCCCCCCTCCTTCGGCAAATCTAAGACCGTTGAGGTATAGCCATTGACAAAAAAGATAATAGCGATAATTTTTATTCTTTAAAAATTCCATAACATTATCTAGTTCATCTTGTTCTAAAAAAAAGTCAGATATTTTGTCTTCATGTGTAGGCTTATATTTTATTTTAAGTTTATTAGCAGGGTTTTCTATGAGATATCCATGCTCTATAGCGAATTCAAACATTTTATTTAATCTAGTTTTTAGTCTATTACAGTAATTTTCAGATCTGTCTTGTTCACCAAACATTAATTCTTCCATTAAATTATTTAAAAAAACAGGTGTTATCTTATTGACTATTGCATCTTCCCCAATTGCTTTTAAAAGGACTCTATGTTGTGCCAACATATTATCGCGTGAGCTATTTCTTAGCTGCTTTTTAAAAATTGTTTCACATTCTTCCATGAGTTTACCGAAGGTAATAGATGTTATGCTTTTGTTAGGATTATGCTGTATTTTAGAGATTTTAGAGATTAATATCTTTTGTGCTTTAGATCGTGTTTCCCTGGTATTTTTATCTAATGTTACTGATACTTTTTTACGTACTTCAGTAAGGTTGTCTACATATTTTTCGGAGAATTTAAATTTACCATTTGGTTGCACTTCAACCCACATGCTGTGATTCCTCAATTCATCAAAATTTGATATAATGATATAGTAAAACTTCACGTTTTTGCGTGAATTCTTATATTACTAATATCTCTACCCTACAACCGTCCAAAGTTCAGGGTAGTTTTTTTATTTTATTTAAGAAATTCCAAATAGTTCTTGAAATTCTTTTTCTGCCATATTATAAAAGTTATGACTTAAATGATAGCGATCTAAAAATTCGTAAATACTAACAGTTTCAATCACATCAAAATAGCTAATATAATCAATAATATAATCATGCATTTCTTGTTTGTTGATATTTACTTTTAATTCATCTTCGAATATTTCAGTAATTGCTTCATGCATTTCAATATATTCATTTCTGATTAGAGATTCGGCTAATTCAAAAGGTGATTCAGTTGTATCTACAAATATATTAAAGTATTCATAACTTCCGCCATTTGCTTCAAATATTTCCCAAAGAAGAAGAATTGCTTCATAATTTGCTCTGGTTTCCTGTGGATTTATCGCATCAAAGTATTCTCCGCGATGGATATCATTATTAAGAATATGGATTAATTCATGAGCAAGTCCAAACGGAGTGGCTAACTCAGAATTATAAATCATAATCTTATCATCAACATTTACAGATGCGGGTAAAGGAAATGATTTAGTACTAAATGTTTCAATTCCACTTTTCTCAATTTCTTTAAGGAGGTAGTCTAGAAGCTCCTGTCTGCTCATAGAATCCTCCTTATTTATCTTTGTTTTCCAAACGTTTACCAAGTACGCGTTTCATTTCTTCCTTGGCTTCGTCTGTAAGAGGTTTTCCCTCAAAAGATACCCATTTATCCCAATCAATTTTACTATCATCAACTAATTCAGCAAGATCAATAGTCTGTTGATTTTTTTTATTTTCTAAACTGATAACTTTTGCAGTCTCTTTTTCTTGCTCTTTTAATTGAGAATTAGCAGTATCAAGAACTACTTTTTGACGAGATTTCTCAAGCTTTTTCATTGCATTTAAAGTCTCTTCAATAAGAGGGGTATTATCAGAATTAGTTTTAGATTCAACCATAGGTACATCAAATCCCATTAACCATGCTTCACTCACACCTAAAGTTTGAGCTAGTAGGTAAATTCTATTCTGGTCTGGTGATTGAATGCCATTCACATATTGGGATAATGTGCTTTTACTTAATTTAATATTGAATTTGTTTTGGTAAGGAAGAGAAAGGTTAAGAATATCAACTTGTTTTAAATTCCTTGTAGACATTATTTGTCGTAATCTGGTACTCGTATCAGTTTTCATTTAATTCCCTTTTTCTATTTTATATAAAACGATTATAACCTAACTTGAACAAAAGTTCAATAAAAACATTCATTTAACATGAACTTTTTTATTGACAAAGATAAATTAAGGTGTTAAACTGTTAAATGTAAAGTTCACGAAACATGAACAAAAAAAGAAAGGAGTTTTCTATGAGCTATGATTATTCGTCTTTGCTTGGAAAAATTACAGAGAAATGTGGGACACAATATAATTTTTCAATAGCAATGGGACTTTCAGAAAGAAGTATCTCTCTCAAATTGAATGATAAAGTGAGTTGGAAAGATGATGAGATATTAAAAGCAATTCATGTTTTGGATATAGATCCTAAAGATATTTCTAAATATTTTTTTAACGCAAAAGTTCATGACAAATAAACTTATTTACAAAAATTATCAACAGAAAGGAGTTCATGGAAGTGAACGAATTAATTAAGATAACCAAAAATAAAAATAATGAGCAAGTAGTGAGTGCGAGAGAACTACATAAAATTCTTGGGGTTAAAACAAGGTTTGCTGAATGGTGGATTCAAAATTCAAGACTTCTTATTGAACATGAAGATTTTGAGGGGGTAGTTACGACTGCACCCTATAATCCAAAATTTCCAGATAAAGTTCAGCAGCTTCAAGATTATGCTGTTACGGCTGATAATGCAAAACATTTAGCAATGCAGAGTCAAACGAAAAAAAGTCGAGAAATTCGCGACTATTTTATAGCATGTGAAAAAGAACTTAAATTACAGCAACTACCGATGACACTTGATCAACAAATTGCTGCAATTGCAACGGGTTATGGAAGTGTTAAAGAAGAACTCGTTGAAGTTCAAGACAAGGTTACTGACTTAACAGAACGATTTGGACTTCCAGCAACTAATGCTGCAATTCTCAATAATACACGGAATATACACATTATTCGTTTTTTAGGAGGAAAAGATTCTAAAGCATATCATGAATTGGGAAGAAAAGTATTTTCAGAGTTTGGTAGAGATTTTAAAGATAACTTTGGAGTTCCACGATATGATGCGATTCCATTAAGTCAATACGATGAAGCAATAGATTATACAAAATCTTGGCAACCATCATACAACACAATGATTTCTATTAGAAATACAAATATGCAAATGGAATTTGATTAATGTTTTAGAAAGGAGTAGAGCATGGACAGTATCTACTTAATTGTAAACAAACAAACTGGAGAAATAAAAGAGCGCGTGATTAGCTTAAAAAAAGCTTTTGAACTAGCAAACGGAAATTTAATAATCTGGGAGGTTTAATATGGTTTTAAATTTAGATGAAAAAGACCCAGAAGGAAATAAAATCTGGGTTAGTAAACAAATATTTATCAAAGAATTTAAAATGAGCGAATCAACATACCATAGAAGAATTAATAATGATATGCGTAAAGATTCCCGCTTTATGAATGGTTATGCGGCAGTAACATCAAAAGAAATTTATATAAACAAAACCATTTATAAAGAGTGGCTAAATGCTAAGGCGATGGAAAACATGCCATTTATAGATTTTTAAAAATAAAAAGTCTCATACGAAATGAGACTAGTAGAAACTTTTGGACAGTATCTACTTCGATTATAACAACGATTGGAGAAAAAATCAATGACTGATGTAAATGCAGCTACGGTAAGACCCCAGTATTTTTTAGAGCAAGTAAGACGTTTTGGAGCACAATGGGCTTCTGAACGATACAAAGTTTTAGACCCAAAAACTCTTAGAGAACTAAGTTTCAAAGAGAAGTTAATTTTTGCAGGAGCAATCCTATGATTGAAAAGTGGAATAACCGAAACATTCCTTTTACTGTGGTTGATTCAGCTTCAGAAGTGAAAAAGAAGTTAATCAAAGAATTTGAGATTAGTACTGGTTTAGTATTTCCAACCTCTGTAAGAATGAGCCTTTTGACCTTGAATTATAAGAAACTTGGCCAAGAATTATCAAGTATGAATAAAGTAATTATTCTAAAGGAAAAATAACATGAAACAGCAATCAGTGACCAACAAATAAAGATTTGGTTAGAATCTGACCAAACTAGCAAAGTCATTGATGAAATTTGTGACCTAGTAAAAGCTAGCGTAGATGAAAAGCTTTGGGAAAAAATTGAGATTTAAGGGGAACTAATGATAAATAATGTCGTATTAGTGGGTCGTATCACACGAGATCCAGAATTAAGATATACACCACAACAAAATCAAGCAGTAGCAACTTTCAGTTTGGCTGTTAATCGCCAATTTAAGAACGCAAACGGAGAACGTGAAGCAGACTTCATAAATTGTGTTATCTGGCGTCAGCAAGCCGAAAATTTAGCAAATTGGGCTAAAAAAGGAAGTTTGATTGGATTAACTGGTAGAATCCAAACACGAAACTATGAAAATCAGCAAGGACAGCGAGTTTACATCACAGAAGTAGTTGCTGACAGTTTCCAAATGCTGGAAAGCAAAGGTGGAACAAAACAAAATGATGATTCACTTATGGGAACAGCACCTAATTTTGCGCGTGACACTCCCTGTGATATTCCAGGTACAGAAATTAGTGATGACGATCTACCGTTTTAGAAGGAGATAATTTTGGCAAATAAAAGAATGTTTTCTCTCGATGTAGTAGACTCTGACAGATTCATGGAAATGGGAGTTTCTGCTCGTGAACTTTACTTTCAATTAGGAATGCGGGGAGATGATGATGGATTTGTAGGAAACCCCAAGAGAATTATGAGAAGTGTTGGTGCAAGTGAAGATAATTTAAAGATTCTACAAGCTAAAGAATTTATCCATGAGTTTGAAAGTGGAGTAATCGTTATATTAGATTGGCGATTAAATAATAACTTGAGAAATGATAGATATAAACCAACAATTTATACAGAAGAACGAAAGCAGCTTAGATTTGGAGCAAATAGAAGGTATTTAATTGGTATACCAGTGGTTAACCAAATTGAAGCTGACATTCAGAGTCAAACTACTGAAAATCAAGCAGAATCAACGGTATACCAAACGGAAACCAATGGTAACCGTAACATAACAAAACATAGCATAACAAAACATAGCATAACAGAACCTAACATAACTCAACCTAACTTAGTAAGTAGTAATAGTAATTATATAAATAATATAAAAGAAGCTGAGTTTTTGGAAATATCAGATTCAGATTCTACTGGAGGAATCCTTAAAGAATTAATTAATGTCTTTGAACAAGAAATGGGCTTTTTAAGTCCCACATCAATGGAAGAACTGCGAAAATGGTTATTTGAAGATAATTACTCTGCTGAAGTTATTAAACTAGCTTTAAAAGAAGCGGTATTGAACAGAAAAATAACTTTGAATTACATCAAGGCAATTTTACGTAATTGGAGAAATGATGGAATTACATCTGCTCAAGCAGTACAAAAAAACAAAGAAGAACGTGAGGCTTCGAAGACGACTTCAAAAGTATGGAATGGACCAGATATTCCACTTGATGGACCATGGAATGGAACTGAGGGATAAGTAATGACGGTAGAAATCAAACTAGAGTTACTTCAATTTTTGAATGTGGCACTTAATAACACTCGATTTATCGCAGTCACGCGCCAACCTGATGAATTAAAGAATAGATCCTTGTCATCATTTCTTGGTCAAAAATTTGAAGTAGTTGCTTTTGAAGATAATAAATATTTTCAATTCAAAAACAAACAATGGGTACCAGTAACCGAAGACAGAGCAGACCGAGTTTTAGTCAAGATAAATGCTGCTGGATTCTTTGAAGATTATAAGCCAACTCAATTTGGTTCAGATTTTCCAGATACGAAAGCAGCATTAGAATTTTGGGAACAAATCAATCGTAAATGGGTAAAACTAACTCAAGATATGCTCGTGTTAGAAGTTGAGAACGTGGGGGATAGATGATATTAAGAAAGTTAATGCCATACCTACAAGATGAAATCTGGATAGATATCACAGAACAATCGGATGGTTATTATAAAAATCATATCGGAAAAGCTCCAAAATTTATGATAACAGGACCTGTTCTTAGTTATGATGTCCTTGAAGTGAATGGTCCTATCGAAGCACGGGGAATCATAATTCTAAAAGTTTTAGTGAAGTGGAGAGGCAAAAAGTGAACGAAGAAAAATTTAACCGAATCAAACGAATGTTTTTGAAGCGCTTGGCAGATAACTTTTGGTATGACGGGCAATGGAAATTCTCTCATACTCTTAAGAAAAATCATCAAATTGCGCGTGAACAAAGAAGTAGGGTGACACAAGCTTTAAGACGTTGTGTAACTAGCGAAATCTTTCCAACAGCAAATATATTAAAAAACTTAACTGATTATTTTACTGCAGAAGAACTAGCAGATATTGCTGAAGCAAGAATTGTACAAGAAGAGCGTTTGCGAGAAGAAAAAAGGCAGCATATGAAAATATTAGGTACAGTTCGGAGTGTTAACCGACAACGACTAACAAATTTAATTATTGAACCTAAAACTGAAGTTACATTGCCTAACGGGAATAGGGCTGAGTTTATTTCAAAAACAGAAGGTGGAAATTTTATCTTCAAAGAAATCAAGGACTATAGCACTCACTTACTGACAGAACAAGAAGCAAGATGGATTGTGGAAGGAAAATAAAAAAATGAAAATGTTTGAATGCGATTTTTGTGACTCTCAAGTACTTGGGAGAGAACACTGGATTATCCAAGGAGAAAACTTTAAATTTTGTTCTCGGAGATGTGCGGAAAATAGAGCAAAGATGACTGGGAAAAAATGGAAGTTGGTACATATCAGATGAGAATCAATAATAAAACAGAAAATGTATCTACAGCTTTTGTTCTAAATCAAACAGATAATTTTATTATCAGAAATCTACTACCTTATGAGGGAACGCCTATGGCAATTACTAAGTTTAAAGAGTGTTGCAATGAATTATCAGATTATGCTTACTGGTTTATGCTATCCACTCTTTGGGTCAGTTATTCTGGATTTTCTGACTTAGAACTTTGGAAAGAATTATTTAATAGTAATCGTCCAAATAAAAGTATTAGTTTGATGAAACCCGATGAATTGGCAGCGTTAAAAAAGTTGCCTAATAAAATTATTGTTTACCGTGCGCACCGTCAAAAAGAAACTGACTGGATCGCGTATACATTGGATAAAAATATTGCAGATCGTTTTGCGCGTGAACGTTGGACAAGCGAAGTTACAGCTTATAAAGTTAAAAAAACAGATGTTCTAGCTCACTTCACACGTAGAGGAGAGCAGGAAATTATAGTTATCAATAAATCAAAAGTAAAAAAATTGAGGAGGTTAACCAATGAGTATTAGAGAGACTAAGCCAGTAGCAAAAGTTGACACATACGAAAAGAAAGTTTTTTTCACTACTGAGGTACGAAAAGGTGGCGAAGAACTTTACACAGAAGAGCAAGTATTGGGCTTAATTGCACACTGTGCCGCCTATATTGGTGGCTATGCTCATGGAATGGGACGACATGGGGAAAATACCTTTGAAGAAGACGTGCCAATTATCGTTGAAGAAATTCAAAAGTGGGTAAATGGGAAGGAAGAACAATTATGAAAATCATAGCTTATTATCGGAATTTTGAAATCAAAAAAAACAGAACAGGGAAAATATTTGCGTATTCTGACAAAGATTTATCTGAATATGAAGAAGTTAAATTTACTCGAAGCTTTGAAACAGTTTCTGAGGCTAAAGATGCTATTGACGGATACTGGAGATCAAAATGAAGTTCTTAGATTTATTTGCCGGCATTGGTGGTTTTAGACTTGGACTTGAGCAAGCCGGACATGAATGTGTAGGCTTTTGCGAAATTGATAAATTTGCCCGGCAGAGTTATAAAGCCATTCACAACACAGAAGGAGAACGAGAATATCATGACATTACAACAGTCAGCAATGAAGAGTGGCGAACCTTACGCGGAACAGTTGAGCTTATTTGCGGAGGATTCCCTTGTCAAGCTTTCTCCATCGCAGGTAAAAGAAAAGGATTCCTTGATGAAACTCGTGGAACGTTATTCTTCGAGATTGCCAGAGCGGCTGAACAAATCAAACCACGGACTTTATTCCTTGAAAACGTTAGAGGGCTTTTATCTCACGACAAAGGGCGAACTTTCGGAATTATCCTCAATACGCTGGATGAACTCGGGTACGACTGTGAATGGCAAGTGTTTAACAGTGCAGTATATGTGCCCCAAAACAGGGAGCGAGTATTCATTGTTGGACATCTTAGAGAAGGACGTGGACCAGAAATATTTCCTATCACGAGAAAAGGTGGAGAAATTGGTCTTAAAGTAATTGGTGTAATTGAAGATAAAGGATATACAAATTCAACGGGTAGAGTGTATGACCCTGCTGGAATAGCTCCAACTTTGCTTACTATGCAAGGTGGAGGATTAGAACCAAAAATCGCTATACCAGTATTGACCCCAGATAGAGCAGAAAAAAGGCAAAATGGCAGAAGATTTAAAGAAAATGGAGAACCAATGTTTACTCTGACTGCTCAAGATAGACACGGAGTAATGCTTGTTGGGAATATTAATCCAAGCGGGAATGGAATGAATGGTAATGTTTATTCTTCTGATGGACTAAGCCCAACTCTCACGACAAATAAGGGAGAAGGTCCCAAGATTGCAATCAAAGTAAAAGAAGCGACAAAGCAAGGATTTGCAGTAGCTGAATTAGGTGATAGCATCAACTTTTCTCTTCCAAATTCCAAAACAAGACGTGGGAGAGTAGGAAAGCAGCAGGCTCAGACCTTAGACACACAATGCAACCAAGCCGTTATCATTCAACAACCGAGAGGATTTAATTCTGGAGGTGAACATGAAGTTTCTCCTACCTTATCTTCCAACTCTTGGCAAGAAAATAATTTTGTTAAAATCATCGATTCAAATTATGGAATTGTGATAAGAAAATTAACACCTCGTGAATGTTGGCGACTACAAGGCTTTCCTGATTGGGCTTTTGACAAGGCGCAAGAAGTAAATTCAAACAGTCAACTATACAAGCAAGCTGGAAACAGCGTGACAGTACCAGTTATTTACGAAATAGCAAGGAGATTTGAATGACCGACAAACTAATATCGCTGGTCAATGACTGGTGGGGAGGGATTGAATGAAAATAAAAGAACTATGGCAAAAATTGGCAAAAGATGCAGGGATTAAAGAAAAATATCCAAGCAATGAGAAAATAGCAAAGGCTTGGCGCATTATTGCTTTGGAAAGCCAACAAAGGTATGAAAGCTTGCTTGTACTTTTACCACAGAACTCATTTAGCTTTAGTGATACAAAACCTGAATTGATAGCTGATGCAGTCGAACGAAATACTTTTAATAAATTAATTACTCAAGATGATGTCAAAATGATGATTAATGAAACGGAAGATTTTGAGGATTTGAAAAACAAACTTATTAAATATTTTGGATTAAGCGAGGACAACCAATGATTAATATAATTTTATGGGTATTCCTGATAGGTGATGTTATAGGAGCAGGAATGGTAATTTATAATATTGGCAAACCAAGAATACTAAAGCCAATAGATGCGAGCATTTATATTGTAGTTGAATTAATAGTATGGATTGCTCTGATTTTGAAATTGATAGGAGTTGGATAATGAAGCTTTTTAAACGCAAACCGCCAAAGATGATTCAAGCACGTTTTCTCTACGATAGCAGTAAAATCAGTACGTATGGTAAACACTATTCAGATTGGCAAATCGTTAGTGAAAAACAATTTCAAAGTGCTATAAATACGCTTGATGGTTGGTCTAGTAACCAGTTCATCGCTCTAGGAAACTTGGTTAAAAGTCGTTACGACATTAAAGGATTTGAAAAAAGGGAGATTAAATGAAACTAATGTGTAAGCTGTTCGGGCATAAGTGGATTTACTATGATCTAGACAAACGCTGCAAATGGTGTGATGAAAGAGTTTGGTTTATTAGAGACATTGAATTATTAAAAGGACTCAAAAAAACTCAAGAAGCATTCAGAGCATTCGGTATATCATGCAAAGAATTATCTTTCAACCGCTCAGACCTTGACGAGTCAGAGAATGCGTTCGGGAAGGAATAAGAAAACTACCACCATATTGGTAGTAGTTGCATGTCGTTTTAGACTAAGTTTTCCAAATGTTTAACTGCGTCTTCAATGGTATTTCCATAACCATAAATTCCTGAGTTATCAGCAAGATTTGCTCTAAAAATATCATTTGAAGTATCAAGAGTTACTGTATATTGGAAAAATTTATTTTTGTTAGTGAATGTCATAATTGCATTCTCCTTTCTTAAAATATGAAAGGCATAGCGAAATTCTATACTGCCAAGTATAGCACGAATAACTTTAAAATGCAAAAAGCCCAAGCTGACCTAGCTTGAGCGAAATACTGAACAATATTGCGAATTTTTTTGGTCATCAATATTATAGCACATATAACTATAATTCATACCAAAATAAAAATACCCGAACTGACCAGGTTCGAGCGAAAGAGTTAGTAAACAACTTAGTTCTATTATTATATTATGTTTATTATTTTGGTCAGTTATATTGTATCACATACTGAGCTAGGAACTCGCTAAACTCAACTGGAGAAAGTAAATGTTAGAACTTAACAATCAGAATAGAGGTAGTGGAAAGACAACAAAGGTTATTGAATTAATGGAACAAGATGAATCAGCGCTATGCCTGGTTCCGAATAGTACAATTAAACGTCACATCTTCCCGAAAGAATTACAAAAAAGAATTCTTGTAGGAGTAAATGTTGAACATCTGATTGATAAATTAAGAAGCATGAGATTCACTAAACTTTTTGTAGATGAACTTTCATACTCTAAATTTAATTTAGCTGAGCTATTTTATGAACTAGGACGAAGTCGCATTCAAGTTATTGTATTTGGAACTGAGCAATAACAACAAAAAAGGCCAGCTCTCGCTGACTCTGCTGAATTAAAAGTTAATTATATTATAGCATAGTCAGGAGATGATATGGGAAAGAAAAACCAATTAGACTTGTTTGAGAGTGCTTATGGGACAATCGATATATCAGATGATGAGTGGTATATTATCCGTACTAACTTGAGAACTTTGTTTAAAAGAAGTAGGAGGGCAAGGAGATCATCACAAGTAAGGTTAGCTTTACAAGAGATTAAACGCTCTGATGATAGGATGTTATTTGAAAAACATTTTATCCAAGGACAGAAGATAGATAAGATTGCCATTGATAATTACTATGATGAGTCAACAGTTAGAACTTATATTCATAGAGCAACAAAGGAGTTTGCTGCAGCTTATTGTGATGGACTATTGATTAAACCTTTTGTAGAATGACTTTTAAAATCACCCGTTTTATGAACGGGTTTTTTTGTATGCTGAATATGTGTATGAAGAAGAGATAACAGGAGTTCCAATAGATGCAGTCATGACACCAGCAGATAGAACTAAGTTCTACAATTCATCTCAATGGTTAAGAGTTAGAGAACTTATTCTTAAGCGAGATCATTATGAGTGTGTCTGGTGCAAGGCTCAAGGGTTGGTAACAACATCAAAGAATGCAACGCTAGAGATAGATCACATCAAGGAGTTAGAGTATCATCCTGAGTTAGCCTTGACCTTGAGCAACCTCAGAACACTCTGCCATGATTGCCATAACAAAAGACACAATAGATGCAAAGAGAATAAATTTGATGATGAAATTTTTGAATTTTAATTTAATTGTTCGGATTTTTTTCTCTCAAAAATAAAAATATACCCCCCGTCCGAAAAAAACGCCTGTTTTTCTCAATTTTTCCCAGACCGGTTGGGGTCAACTAACCAAAAAAACGAACGATTTTTATGAAAGGGGCTGAAAATGGCAACAAATAGATTAAAAGAAATTTTAGACAGTAAAAAAATGAGTTTTTCGGAGTTAAAAAAGCTCTTAGAAGAAAAAGATGTCAAAGTTAATAATAGCCAACTCTCCCTTTATTCTAGCGGTAAACGTAATCCAAAAAATAAAAAAATATGGGTGATAATTTCGGAAGTTTTGAATGTTGAATTACAAGAAATAATCACTGATATTAATGCTTATTTAACAATTATGGCTGAAATATCTGAAAATAGCTCTGAAAAAAATGCCCAAACTGAAAAAGAAAAAATTAATGACTCCCTCTATCAAGAATTGCTCTCCCTTGTTGATGAAAGCATGCCCTCAGAATTAGAAAAGGTCCAAAGATATTGTGGACTAGCCGCCACTTTTGAAAAATTGGGAGAAGATATTATAGAAGAGGGTGCAGTTGTCATTGTTCCTTCTGGGGATTCTGTAGTGAAAAAAACAAATCCAGCAATTGCAGAGCAAGTGAGAGTCAATGCTGCTTTAATCAAACTTGATGAATGGTTTGAATTAAAACGTCAAAGTAACAATGGAGGTAGTCCGAAGTCAGGCGAAGATTGGAGTGAGTTTACATGATTAAATACGTTAAAGATTATATTGACGGTTACTACGCAGGTACTGTTAAATTCAATCGTGAACGTGTTGATCTAGTTAATTATATAAAGCGTGAAATTGAGCCAAGAATAACATCAGGAGAAATATATTTTGATTTAAAGCAGATAGAAAATTGTATTAATTATATTCAAAAATGGTTCTTTCCTTTGGAAGATTTTCAAAAATTTATTATCAGTTTTATCTTTCTTTATTTTACTGAGAATCATCGGAATGTTTATCGAAAAATTTTCATTATGATTGCACGTGGGAACGGAAAAAATGGATTAATATCTGGAATTATAAGCTATTTATCTACTCCGATGCACGGAATAAAAAAGTATAATATTTCAATCGTTGCTAATAGTGAGGATCAGGCAAAAACAAGTTTTGATGAAATTTACGATACTATAGAAAGCAACTCAAAATTAGAAAAGTTATTTGGTAAACCTGGAAAAAAAGAAATTAAAAATATCCAGACGAAGTCCATTTTGAAGTATCGAACCTCAAATGGTAATACAAAAGATGGTTTACGTGATGGAGCAGTCGTTTTTGATGAAATCCACCAATATGAAAGCAATAAAGATGTTAAAGTTCACATCTCTGGGTTAGGGAAAAGACCTAATCCACGAGAATTTTATATTGGAACTGATGGATATGTTCGAGATGGATTCATTGACCGAATGAAAGATTTGGCCAAACGCGTTTTAGACGGAACTTCTAAAAAGTGGAATGCGATTTTTCCTTTTATATGTAAACTCGATGATGAGCGGCAAGTTGACGATAAAGACAAATGGGAATTGGCTAATCCTATGTTTTCTGAACCAATGTCTGAGTATGCCCAAGGATTGTTTGAAACAGTTTGCGAAGATTATGATGATTTAGAAGAAGAACCAAGTGGTCGTGAAGAATTCATGACGAAAAGAATGGACCTTCCCGTTACTGATACTGAACGAAGTGTGGCAACGTATGAAGAATTAGTGGCAACCAAACAAGAATTCCCTGATACAAGAGGCTTATCTGCGGTAGGTGGATTTGACTTTGCCTCTATTCGAGATTTTGCGGCAGTAGGAGCACTCTTTAGAATTGATGATACTTATGTTTTTAAAGCTCATAGTTTTGTTAGAAAAGCTTTTGTTGACCAAATATATGGATATTCTAAGCCAAAAGATTCTATCAATGGTAAAAAACAGTATGCTCCAATTAAGAAATGGGAAGAACAAGGGTTCTTGACAGTTCTTGATGAACCAAGTATTAATCCAAGACATGTTGCAGCTTGGTTTGCAAAAATGAGGGATGAAGAGGGGCTTGAATTTAAAGCAATTTGTGGAGATAGATTTAGGTTAGATATATTGGGCCCAGCATTTGAGGAATTTGGCTTCACACTTCCAAAAGGTAAAAAAGAAGACATTTCTGTAGATAAAATTGAAATAATCAATAATCCAAGAGCAATTGACAGCCTACTTGCTCCAAGAATAGAGGATGCCTTTGCCAACTTAAAAGTGAACTTCGGAGATAATGATATGATGCGTTGGTACACCCAAAATGTATTAAGGAGACTTAAAGGTGATGGAAATGTAGAATATGTTAAAAAAGAAGATGTCAGACGTAAAACAGATGGATTTAAAGCTTTTGAATATGCAATGTATCGTGCTGATGAAATAGTTCAATCTGTTGGAGAAGATTTTACTGAAATAACTGATTGGTTTTTTTAATTTAAAGGAAAAAACGCCCCGTTTTTAGGGTCGTTTTTTATATAAACTAAGAGAAAAGGAGAAAGGAGAAAGGAGGAGGTCATGGGATGGTTATTTAATCGGAATAAAAAATTGATTGATGAAGATATTGGACAAACAGAGGAAGCCTTGCGTGAAATCTCTGCCAAGAACATGGCTTTAGAAATTGTCGTCAGTTTTGTGGCCAATGCCTTTTCTAAAACAACTTTTAAGTTCAAGGGAGAAAATGCTCAAGATAGACTTTATTTTCTTAATAATTCTCCAAATATAAACCAATCTGGACAAAGCTTTCTACAAGAGTTCGCGGAAACCTTAATTCATAATGGTGAAGCAGTTATTTTTGAAAAAGATGACCAATTTTTTGTAGCAGATAGCTTTTATCGAGAAGAAAATATAACTGGTGACATCTTCAAGGGGATAACCAAGGGGGATTGGTCAAGTCCAACAGATTTAAGAAGAGATGAAGTCCTTTATTTTAAATATAAAAATAAGCGATTAGAGTCCTTTGTACATAATCTATGGTCAGAATACGGTTCTATCTTATCTCGATTATTAGCTAATCAAAAAACAGCCAATCAGATTAGAGCAACGTTTGAATTAAACACGAAAAAAAATGCAATTGAAGATAAAGAAACTCGGATTGCAATAAAAAAATTTGTCGGTTCAATCGCTTCTAAGATAAGAAAAGAGGATGTGGTTGTTATTCCGACAAGCCCTGAAAATAAATACTCAGAAGTTAGCTCATCAGGGTCTGGAAGTTCTAAAAAAGGAATTTCTTATTTAGATCAGGTGGATAGTCTTAAAAAAATGTATGTAGATGATGTGAGCAGCATTTTAAATATCCCTAGAGGGCTAATTTTAGGGGATAAAGCTGACAATGACAAAAACTACAATTTATTTATTGAAACAGTAGTTGAATATTTTCAAAATCTTTTTGTTTCGGAATTGAATAAGACTTTGACTCCTGAGGAATACCAAAAGGGGATGAAGTATAGTGCCAACTCGGTTCGTTATAGAGATATTTTTGAGTTAGCTACCAATTTTGACAAGCTTATCTCAAGTGGTGCATTTAATCGAAATGAACTAAGAGAAGAATCAGGATATGATCCTATCGAAGGTGGAGATCAGTTCTTGATTACAAAAAATTATATGACTTTTACAGAAAGGAATGAAGAAGACAATGTCGGAACTTAGATTAAATGGTCCAGTTGTTGATGATTCAGATGCTTGGATTTATGACTGGTTCGGTGAACCTTGTATTTCACCAAATGGAGTACACGCGTTTTTAGAAAATGCAGGAAATCAGGATATTACATTGACAATTAACTCAATGGGAGGATCAGTTTTCGCAGGAAGTGAAATTTATACAGCTTTAAAAAATTTCCCTGGTCAAGTTAATGTAGTTGTGGGAGGATTAGCAGCAAGTATTGCCTCTGTTATTGCTATGGCTGGTGATACAGTCAAGATTAGTCCGCTAGGACAGATCATGATTCACAATGCATCTATGCTCAATTATGGTGATCACAAAGACATGAGCAAGGCATCTGAAATATTATTTGATACCTCAGAAAGTTTAGCCTCTGTTTACTCTCAGAAAACAGGGAAATCAGTAGAGGATATGATGGCGCTCATGGAAAAAGAAAGCTGGTTCACTGCTGATAAAGCTGTAGAGCTTGGATTAGCAGATGAAGTTCTCTTTTCTGAAAAATCAGAAGTGACTTTAGTGGCTAGTGCTGGTGGATTCATGAATAAAGAAAAAATTGCTGAATTTAAAGCAATTCTAACTCAAAAAGAGTCGCTTTCAAATCAAGAAAATTCCCTTACTATTGAAGTGGTAGAAAAAGTAGTAAGCAAAATTATTGATGAAAAACTGTCAGATAAGACAATAAAATCACAATTACAGCCTGAAAACAAACCAGGACTTGAAAATTATATATTCTAGGAGGAATCAAATGTCTATTTCATTTAACAAAATCACTCAGCAGCTCCCTAATTATCAAGCTGCTCTTACAAAATTCACTGACGCGGCACACGAAGGTAAAGATAAAGAGGTTCTTGATGATCTGTATGCAACAGCCATGGAAACTCTTGGAACAGATTTGCAAGCTGCCCTTTCAAATTCTAATAAGTCAGAACTTGAAAAAATGTTTGATGCCCGTGCTTCAAATAAAGGCATGACTTCAAAAGAAATTAAGTTCTTCAATGAACTTAAAACTGATGTTGGACTTAAAACTGAAAAAATTCTTCCAGAAGAAACAATTGATGAAATTTTTGATGAACTTAAAACAGATCATCCGTTGCTTTCAATCATTAACTTTAAAAATGCTGGGCTTCGCCTTAAAGCATTATTGGCTGAAACCGAAGGAACAGCTGTTTGGGGTGAAATTTATGGAGAAATTAAAGGCCAACTAGATTCTGCCTTTAAAGAAGATCCATTCAGTCAAAATAAATTAACAGCTTTTGTTGTTGTTCCAAAAGATGCGCTCGACTTTGGTCCTAAATGGATTAAACAATTTGTGATGGATCAAATTGAAGAATCATTTGCAGTTGCTCTTGAAACAGCTATTGTAACTGGTGACGGTAAAAATCAACCTATTGGATTAATGAAAGACTTGAACAAAGGAGACGCAACAGATGGTGTAATTACTTACCCAACTGATAAAGCAGCTGCGGCAGACCTTTCTACAGTAACTCCAGAAACTGCTCCTAAACTTTTGGCCCCTGTCATGAAAGTTCTTGCAACAAAACAAAAAACTGAAACGGCCTTAAAAATTGATGGACAAGTTCACATGTTAATTAATCCGCAAGATTATTACGATATTGAAGCAAAATTTACAACACTTAATGCAGCAGGTGTTTATGTTTTCAATCTTCCATTTGGAATCAAAGCAGATCAATCTGTTGCAGTAAAACAAGGTACAGCAGTAATCTTTGTTGCAAATCGATACAATGCCTATGTAGGTGGCGGAACAACAATTAAAGAGTTTGACCAAACGCTCGCAATTGAAGATTTGCAACTCTATGTCGCAAAATCATACTACTATGGTAAAGCCAAAGATAATAACGTGGCTCAAGTTGTCACTTTGTCTACACCCAAATGACCCCCAAGTCGGCTCAGCAGTCGTGGGGGAATCTAAACTATAAAAAATAAGGAGGATTATAATGACAGCAGCTCAAGATTTTGCGGAAAAAAGTTTAGATGCATTCAAAGATAGAATGAGAATTTCTACTACTGATGAAAATGAACTAAATAATTTAAAGAAAATGCTTGGTGCAAGCTATATTGCAATCCTCCGTCTTGTTGGTATCAAAGAAAATCCAGATGAAAATGATGAAGAGCTGATATTTGAACGTGCGCGTTATGTTTATAATGATGCTTTGGATGAGTTTTTGCACAATTATGAGCAAGATATCAGATATGCATGGCTCTCACATCACTTGGATGATGAAGAAATTGATGAGGAGGAAACTTCTCATGATTAAATCTGAAAAAACTCGTAAGAATACAATTAAGACAAATAACGGGACCATGCGAACTCCAGTTACTTTCTATGGTCCTGGTCTTGATAATTCTCTTGATGGAAGAGATGGATTAGGTGAGAAACTCTATCGGGCTTATGCGGAAGTTTATAATCCAAGTAACAAAGATAGACAAGTCTTGACAGCTAAAGGAGTTCATCGGGCAGTTACTGTAAGAATAAGGGACCCCTTGTCCAGTTATCAGCCAGAAAATAAGCAATTAGCCAAGATTGATGATTTGAGATATTCAGATATTGATTGGCAAGTTGTAGATTTTCACCCCGACTTTCAGGATAGACAGTTTCTTGTCATTTTGTTAGGAGGTGATCAGTAATGGGAGCTACCATGGATGTGATAGGAATTGATGAATTGCTTCAAAAACTTTCACAGCAATTTTCAAAAGCTAAAGTTGACCGTGTGGTTAATAAGGCTCTTAACACTGAAGCTGATACTGAGACTGAGGAGCTTAGAAGTAGTTTAAATTCAACCTATCATGATACAGGACTTTCTGCGGATGGTGTAAATCATGGAAAAGTTTCTCGTTCATCTGGATATCCTGTAATTAAAATGGGGAATGGTGGAGAACACTGGCGATTGATTCACTTAAATGAGTGGGGATATACAAAAGATGGAACTTACCACCCAGGAGCAGGTCATGGGATTATGACAAAATTTATTGAAGAACGTAAAGGCGATTATCTTAATCGAATTACAAATGGATTAGGAGAGTTAATTGATGGTTGAATCTTTTCATGACATGCTTGCAGAGGTTGTGGAAGCTTTACTCAAAGATTCGGATATTCAAGTAATTAAAGCTGCAAAAGGCTTAAAAAGTTACCAAAGACCAGAATCTTTACCTGATAATCAAACAAGTATTATTATTGATCCTTTAGGCCCACCTGAGGAAGCAGCGAAAGGAAGTAATACTTCACTTTCTAATAAATTTATTTATCAAATTAATGTTGAATCTACAGACCGAATTGAGTGTAAAAAGCTCCAAAGTAAAATTAAAACATTACTTAATGAGCTTGGTTTTACCCAGACTTCTGGAGGTCTTGATGAATACTTTGATACCACAAAAAGATATGTCGATGCACGTCGATATATTGGTTATAGCAAACTATACGAAAACTATTAAAAGGAGAAAAATATGGCTACAGCAGTAGGGTTTAAGCAGTTAACAATCCGAATTTTAAATGGTGAAAAACCTGTCCTTGATGATAATATTTTCATCATTAAAGGGGATAAGAATAAAGGGGCTACCTCTTCAGCAAAAATCTCAGGACTTTCCCCTGAAGTTATTAAAACTCATGGTTCTAATAAGGTTTATAATATCTCAGGAAAAGGGACAGGAGATGTCAAAATTGATTTTGATGTCATTGATATTCCTGAAAAAATCAAAGACAAAATTCTTGGATATCAAGTAGACGAAGATACTGGTGTCGTTCGTGTCACTTCTGATACTCAAGCGCCAGACTGTTCAGTACTCCTTGAGGACTATATCCCAAGTGGAGAAGCAATCATGCTAGGGCTTGCGACTGGAATCTTCTCTTATGATGGTAATGAATGGAATACCAAAGAAGAAAAAGGAAAAGAGTTAGCTGCAGAAAGTCTATCATTTGCGGCTGGTTCTGCGGATGATGGGTTAACATTATCTAAATATATTGGTGATAAATCAGAAGGGATTGCGGCAGTTAAAGCAGACCTTCAAATGACAATGGAAACACCCTAATGGCCCTGTAGTCGGTCAAGCGACCGTAGGGGACACACAATTATAAAATAAAAAAATTAAAAGGAGATTCAAAGCATGGCTTATAAACCGAAACAATGGAAAGACGGAGACGTCATTACGAAAGAATCACTGAATAATATTGAACAAGGAATTGTTAATGTTCCTGTGGGTCCAACTGGAAAAGGGGTTAAAGGAATTGCTTTAACAACTACCGATGGAAAAGTAACTGGTGGTACTGTTACATTTGACGATGATAGTACTGGTGCGGTGACTGTTACTGAAGCTTAGTTTTTAGGAGGAAATTATGGCTAAACTTGAATTAAATCTTCATACAAAAACAGGAGATGTTCAGTATGAAGAACATCATGTCAGTGGTCAAAAATATCTTGATTTAATGAATATGAAAATCGAGTTTGAAAAAGCTAAAACAATTACAATTGTCGATGTTTTAGAAGAGCGCTTAAAATTCACAGCAAGTCTCTTTTCGGATGAAAAAGTAACTGCAGAAGCAATTTTACAGGGCACTGATCCTTGGGAACTCATTCCGATGTTAGATCGTATAGAAGATGCCGTTCTTGGAGTCGTTCCAGGTGAAGAAAAAAAGGAAGTATAACTGTTACTGAAGCAAGAGATGAATTTTTGAATTCAGTCAGAAGTTTAGTAATCAACGATACAGGATTTACTTTATCTGACCTTTTAAACAATGACTATTCAACTATTTTGAGTTTAGTTACCTCACAGGAAACTAAAGAAAAAGAAGAAACTGTTTCATTAGCAGATTTTATTGGTTCTATTTAAAAACTTTGCATTATGCAAGGTTTTTTGTTAACTGTTGCAAATTAAGAAACAATTAAGGTATAATGAATTTAAAATATTAAGGAGTTTTTATATGAAAAAATTTATCAGTTTAACATTTGTTTTATGTGCTTTTTTACTTGTACTAGTAGCTTGTGGGTCAAATACAAAAACCAAAGAAAAGAACGCCGATGAAAGCTTTATGTCAGATTTATCCAAAGGTTTAGAGAAACGATGGGATATAGCTGAAGAATTTGATAAAATCAAAGATCCCACTTCATCGGAAACAAAAAAATATTATGATAAATTTATAAATGCAGAACTAGATTCAATCAAATCATATAAAGATAAAAAATTCAAAGATACTAAACTTCAGTCATTAATGCTTCAGTATATAAACGTCTTAAATGATTCTAAAGATGTTACTGGAGATATGAACTCTTTGGACGGACTAAAAAAGTGGTCAGAACTTTATGATAATAGAACAAAAATATTACTTCAATTTAAAAATGATTATGGTTTAAAAGTTGATAGTAAATATCAATCAACCCTAAATGATTTGGAAAAAGATGGACAAAAAGCGAATAAGGAAGATGAAGTCAAAAACAAGGTAACTTCAATGGTTGATAATATCAAATTTACTTATAAAGCAGAAGCATATGATGATAATTATAAAAAATATCAATCAACCGTAGAAAATACAACAGGTGTTGATTTTAAAAATTTCAGTGGACAAGTTAACCTACTTGATGATTCGGGGGTAACAGTATCAAGCACTTACATTTCGACAGAAAACTGGAAAGCAGGAAGTAAGGTTTTATTTGAATTTACAACTGATAAAGCTTTTACAAAAACAGTAATTACACCAACATACAATATTGAAGAAAATTAATAAAAATACCCCATTTATGGGGTGTTTTTTTGTATATCCTTGAATTAATAATAAAGTTCAGGAGATATGCAATGGGAAACACACCTTTAGGAAAACTGATTGTTGAAATGGGCCTTGATGATACTAACTTTTCTAAGGGTGTCACTGGGGCAAGAAAACAACTTACAGCATTGAAAAGCGATTTAAAAGCTTCTCAAGGAGTCGCTTCAGCATTTGGCGGAGGTATGAGTGGAGTTGCTAAACCAACGGATGTTCTTACTAAAATGATTCAAACTCAACGAAAAGAGTTAGGGTATTTAAATGAATCATACAAGAACTCATTTAATAATGGGAAAGCTACGGGCAATACTACAAGATATGCTACTGAGATTTCAAGAGCTAATGCAAATCTTGCGTTATATACAGGTCAACTAAAAGAAGCCGCAACTGCGCAGTACGCTCAAACTAGCGTGCTCCCTAAGATTTCATCTGGATTAGGAACTGCTAGTACCGCATTTGGTAAATTAAGCCGTGCTGTTATGCCAGCCAGTATTGCAATGACTGCCACTTTTTATAAAGGAATTCAGGACGCTACCGAATTCAATGGACAAATGTCAACAATTCAAGCTCTACTCAGAGATACAGCTCCAGCAAAACAGCTCGGCCAACAAATGGACACATTAGGAGAAAAGTCAAAATCATGGGCCAGACAGTACGGAGTAAGCACTGAATCGATTAATACAGGGATTGAGGAAATGGTTAAAAAGGGGTATAACTTTAACCAGACTTTAGGAGCTATGCCAGCAGTTCTTGACGCTTCAAAAGCATCAGGCGAAGATTTCAATACAGTTATGGGAGCTTCTACTTCGATCCTAGAACAATTTGGTTTGAAATCTGACAGTACCTCGGCAATGTTAAAGAATACGCAACGTGTAACAGATAGTTTAACTTTTGTAGCCAACAAAACAGCCGCAGGTTTCTCTGATATGGGAGAGGCAATGGAATATATTGGTCCTGTTGCTCATTCTCTAGGTATGAGTGTGGAAGAAACTTCAGCAGCGGTTGGTTTACTTTCTAATAACGGAATTGAGGGAGAAAAAGCGGGGACGTCTTTGCGTGGGGCATTATCTCGTTTGCTTAAACCTACAAAACAATCTTCAGCAGCATTTCAAGAGCTTGGGATTAATCTTGATGAATGGAAAAAAGGGAATATCGGACTTCCAGATATGCTAGATACTATTAAAAAATCTACCCAAGGAATGACAGATGCAGAGAAGAGTTCTTTAATTGCTAAAGCTTTTGGTGTTGAAGCACAAACAGGAATGAATATTCTTATCTCACAAGGTGGAGATGCTTTGCGTAATTTGACGAAAGAAACAAAGAATGCGACAGGTTATACAAAAGGTCTTGCTGATGAAATGAATAAATCAGATAAAAATGCCTTTGCCCGTGCGAAAGCTACACTTGAAACATTATCTATCAGTTTGGGGCAAAAACTATTGCCTAATATTATTCCAGTTTTACAAAAAGTGGATGATTTAGCTGATTCATTTGATAAATTGAGTCCAGAAGCGAAAAATACAATCATTAATATGGGATTAATCGCAGCGGCGGCTTACCCTGCATCCAAAGCGCTTGAGTTAGTAACTGGTAAGGGAAAAGGAGTTGTTGATTTACTATTTAATTTAGGTAAAAAAGGAGCTGGAGCACTTGCATTAAAAGGAATAGAAACTGGTGCTATTGAAGCCTCTGGTGCAATTGGTGCAGGTGCAGGTGGAGCTGGTCTTTCGGGTAGTCTTAGTGGATTATCCCCAATTCTAGCAGGAATAGGACCTGCGGGAATTGCAGCGCTAGGTACCGTTGGTTTAGCAGGTGCAATTATTGGTGTTACAAAGCTTGTTGATAGTGCAAAAGACCGAGTTAAATATTTTGGCCAAGTTGAAGTTCCAAAAGAAACTGTTGATAAACTTAATAATTTTAGAGACAAAGTTGATAAAGCCAAAGTTGCAATGGAAGAGTTCGGTACTGGAAGCCAGAATTCAGCCCAAAAAGTTAAAGATGCTATCAATTCACTTTCCGAAGGTACTAAGGGTGATATTGACAAATCTACAAAAGAACTTGAAGAAGCAATGAAACGAACGGGCTATACTGCTGAGCAAATTGCTGAAATGAAAAAAAGAGGTGAAAGTGCTAAGTCTGTTGTAGAAGCTGCCGCAAATGATATTTCTCAGGTTTATATTAATGCTAACAAACGAGATGAGAAAAATCGTGCTTTGACTGTTGATGAACAGGCTCGTGTAAGTTCTAATATGAAAGTTATTTTTGAATCAGAAGCTGATGCGCTTAAAATAACAGGGGAAAAAAAGAATACATTAATGAAAGCTCTTAATGGGGACTTCAACAACATGTCCAAATCCCAAGCACAACAAGTCATTAATGATATGAGAGGTATGAGGGAAGAAGCAAATAAAGAATACGATCAACAAGCTACTGACCAAAAAAAATTACTTGATGGTCATGTTATCACTCAAGATACCTATAACCAAAATATGGCTGCTGCGGAACAAGAAAGAGTTGACAAGTTAAGTAAATATGGAGTAGCTGTTGCTAAAGCTGAGGATGTGATTAGAGGTAATCTTAAATTAGGTGAAGCTGGTTATAAAGAATGGCGTGAAAATGCAGAAGCAGAAATGGGGTTATATGGAGAATCATTCGATGAAGCTTTAGCTAAAGCTAGTGATGCCAGCAAGAAGTTAGGGGACAATGGTAAACTTCTAGCAAAATATACCACAGGGATGTCAAATGACGCCAAAAAAGCTAATGATGCATGGAATAGTATTATTTTTGACCCTAAAACAGGGGAAATCAAAACTAACGCTCCTGAAGTAATTGCTGAAGCAGTTAAATCTAAAGAAGGTTGGGATAATATGCAGTTCATCTTGAAGAACGCTAATTTAACAACTAATGCCAGATTTACAGTCGCAGAAGCTTTGATTGCTAGTGGTCAATGGGACCAACTTTCTCCTGAACAAAAAAATCTAGTTGTTAACAATCAACAAGGACTGCTTGCTATTGCTGACAGTAGACAAAATATGAAAATTTGGAATGAAATGCCAGATTCTGTTAAGAAAATCCTTGGTGATAATAAAGATTTCTTACAAAATAAAGAAACTGCCCAGCAGGCTTTAACTGGTTGGAATACTCTTCCAACTCAGACTAAAAAGTTACTTGGTAACGATACAGACTTTTTAAGTAAAAAAGGAAACGCAACTCAAGCATTGAATACGTGGAATTCTATGCCAGAGAATGTAAAAAAACTTTTAGGTAATGATGCAGATTTTCAAAATAAGAAAGGTGCAGCTGCTAATGCACTAAGAGCATGGGATGCTATGCCTGAGAACGTTAAAAGAATGTTTGCAGATAATGCAAGTGTCCTAAGTGCAAAATCAGGCGCTACTAATGCAATATTGCAATGGAATTCATTGCCAACTGCTTCCAAAAATTTGCTGGCAAACAATCAAACGGCTGGAGGGGTAAATTCTGCTAATTCATGGATACAAAATAATTTTCTTGGAAAAACTGTTGACTTATCAGCAAATTCTCAACCAGCTTATGATGTTCAAAACTCATTTTTGAATAACAAAGTTTCAAAAACAATTGATTTAATTGTCAACACTTCCAAAAATGCAACAGGAACAAATTATTTTGAAGGCGGACTAGCAACAGTTAATGACCAAAAAGGTTCACTTTATAAAGAATTGATTACTCTGCCTACAGGTTATAGCTTTATTCCAGAGGGGCGTGATGTAACTATGCCACTTCCACGTGGAACTAAAATTTCAAAGGCAAGCAAAACAGCCAGAATGTTTCCAGAAATTCCAAAGTTTGCACAAGGGATTGGTAGTATTCCAACTAATGCTAGATTCTTGCAAGATGTTAGAAGCGTTAATGAGAAACTTGAAGTGTCATTGCCTCAAAACAATGTAGGAGTCAATTCATCTCAACTTTCAATGATCATTTCATTATTGCAAGAGTTGGTTTCTAAAGAGCCACTCATTCTAAAAGATGGAACTCGAAATAACACGCCAACGTTACGAGAAAAGAATCATGCTTTGAATCAGCTCCAACAAGAATTAGGATATCTATTTTCAAATAATTAGGAGGTAATAATGAATCTATCTTATAAGCAAAATGTCGAAATTTCAAAAAAAGAAAAAGTAAATCGGTGGGGAGAACCAGTATATGGAGAAAAGAATGTGTATAACAATATCGAGTTGGAGAAACAGCCAATCTTTCAAACGGTGGGAGGAAGAAGAGAGGTCAAACAAAAGGCAATTTTAACTATTTTTGAACCTCAAGTTATTGCTGTTTCTACAAATATTGATGAATGGATTGAAGCTCGTGTAATTGACGAAGAACATAATGTGTTTTATGTAGAGAATTATGAACCAAAATATGATGAAAATAATAAATTGATTAAACATCAATTGAATTTATTAGAAGGGAGATATTGATGGTTGCTGCTGATGAAGAAAAAATTACCTACACCAATGAAAATGGTGGAATGGTAATCATGACAAAGGAGCGCCCGTTCTTTTTACTTGATAAAACAGGTTTTGGAGCAGTAAATAATACTATTAATAGTGAAAAAATGTATGGTATGGATGGAGAACATGAAAATGATGAAGCTCTTGATCCACGAACTTTAACTATCAATCTCTTAGTTTATGGTAAAAATCCTAAAGATGATAACAAACTCCAACATACCTTGCTAAATGTATTTAATCCCAAACTAAAAGGAGTTTTGACTTATGAGTCCTATGGTAAAAGTTATGAAATAGATGTTCGGATAACGAAAGGGTGGGATAGTGAATTTGACGAAAAAAGTCACACAAATCAGAGTACTCTTTCATTCTTTGCTGCTAATCCTTTATGGAGAGATGTTTCAAGTGATTCTTATGTTGTTCAAATGGGACAAACAACAAATTTATTTAGCTTTCCTTTAGCGATCACAGATGATTTCAAATTCGCAACAGTAGATGTCGGAAAAGAAGTAGCTGTGATAAATCCAGGGCATGTTGCGGTTGGCTTAGAGTTAAATATTACTTGTACAGCAGAAGTTGTTAATCCTAGATTATTTAATCCTTATACTGAAGAGTATTTCGCCTTTAGTAATGCATTCAAAGGAGGAGACACAATTTATCTCAATACAAACGAAGGTAAAAAACAAGTGTTAATAAATGGAGAAAATGGTTTCTTTAAACGAAAGTTAGGTTCTACATTTATGCAAATTAGCAACTTAGAAACGAATTATTTTACAGGCGGATAGTGGAATTGAGAATATGGTTGCGACAATGAAATATTATCCGCTGTTAACGGGGGTGTGTTGATGGTCATTCAAAGAGATTTTACAGTTGAGATTTTCAACAGGAATTTAGATTTTACATACTCTTCGGTGGGTATACTTGATCAATTTAAAAGCTGCATTATCAACTGGAGAGCATTTAATTTTGATATTTTTCAATTAACCTTACCTTTAAATTCAAATGCTATTCCCTATTTGAAATCAGATAACATTTTTTCAATTAACGACTCCTATTTTTATATTGATTCTATTAGCTATGATAGTAAACAATCGAACTTGATGACCGTTAAAGGTAAAAGTCTTTTAGGTAAAGCAACAAAGAGAATTGTCATTCCAATGTATGCTACCAATTCAGCTAAACCTGAAAAAATTATGTTTGATCTCATCAATAAGAATATGATTGATACTGTAATGGATAGAATGATATCTTTTGTAAGTATTCAGAATCCACCAGATTTTGGATTGACTGCTATTTCTTATCAAAATTCCTATGGAAATGTTGCTGAAGAAGTTGCTTCATTTGCTGAAGAAAACAGTATTTGTATTAAAGAGGTTCAGACAAACTTAGAAACTCCTGCCTCTCAAATTCAGTTTTATAAAGGAAGAGATCTAAGCGGTGATGGTGGTATTGAATTTAGCTTGGATGATGATGGACTAAAATCTGAAAGTTTAACACGAGATATTTCTGACTTCTATAATGTGGCTTATGTTTTCGGAGAAGGAGAAGGAAGTAAAAGAAAGTCAATTATAGCCACTAAACTTCCTAGTGGTAAACCTAAAGGAGATGAAGTCAATGAATTTTACATTGATGCACGTGACTTGCAACAAACATATACGGATGATTCTGGAAAAGAAGTAACCTTGTCGGATGATCAGTATAATGCTCAATTGCTTCAGAGAGGGAATCAAGCATTAACAGATCATGCTGAAGTCATTCAGATTGGAGGAGAAGCAAACTATAATAACCTTAATTTTCAATATGGTAAAGATTATATGGTTGGAGATATTGTAAGGCAAACTAATCCAAGGTTTGGAGTTTCAAAAGTTTCAACCTTAACAGAAATGCAAGAAACATGGGATGAATCGGGTTATCATTTAGATCCGACCTTTGATAAAGACAAAGTGACACTCACAAAATTAATTAATAGAAAGTAGGTATGAACATGGCACTTTTTGTATTTCCACTTAAAAGTATTAATGGAAGTAATATGTATAACAACGATGATTTTCGTCAATACTTTGCGAATTTTATCAGTACAGGAATATTAGCGAACAATCCCTTAGCAGGTTCAACAGCTTTTCAAGTTACTCAAACAGCTAATCCATCTATGAATGTTAACGTAGGGGGTGGAGTGGCTTGGATAATTGGTGGACAAGTAATGAATACCTCTCCACTTTCATTTCAAATTCCTGCGCCTTTGACAAGTCAATCACGGACAGATTCTATAGTAGTTCAATGGAGCAACTCAAGTAATAATGGAAATATCATTTATAAACAAAATTCAACTCAAGTTGTACAAACTAATGATGTCTATGAGCTGCAGCTTTGTAAAATTTTAGTTCCAGCAAATGCAACGAATATTCCTCAAGCCAATATCACGGATATGCGAGCAGACACATCAGTATGCGGCTTTTCAAGTCCTTACGAGGAAATAAGGACGGGTGATTTATTGGCACAATTTAAATCAGAGCTTGAAGAAAACGATATCATCTTCTCAGAATGGTTCGATCATATAAAGGGTCAGCTTTCAGATGATGCAGCTGGAAATTTACAGAATCAAGTTGACAGTTTAAAAACTGAAACGGATAGTATTTTGAGCAAAGTTTATCCAATTGGCGCATATTACTTTAGTTCGCAACCAACAGAACCAGCTACATTGTTTGGGTTTGGGACTTGGTTAAGAGTTAAAGGTCGTGGGTTAGTTGGAGTTGATGAATCTGATTCAGCTTTATCTAGCGGTGGCAAACAAGGCGGTTCAATAAATCCATTGTCACAGCATACAATCGCTCCTTCAAACGGACAATTCGTTGTCGCTCGGGGGGCCGGGAATCAACACTGGTCTTCTGGTGGTGCGCCAAGCAACTCTTACGCAATGGATACTGAGAATGGAGGAATTACAGTTGGAGATAACACTAATCATAATAACTGGCAACCATTTGAAGCGGCCTATATTTGGAAACGTACAGCTTAAAAGATTGTTTCGGAAGGTGGAGTGACAATTATTGATGGTCAATCAGTCGATACTTTGAGAACTCAGACTCACATTACTGTTTAGAAACAGATGAATAATATCTTAAAATTTTTATTTTATAAAAGACCCCGTTTTTAGGGTTCTTTTTTATTTATGATTAGTGTAAAGAAGAAAGTAAAAGGAGGGGGTATGGATGCATTAGTACATGAAGGTTGGCTTTTTTTCAAACTTGTTATTGATAATTGGGCTGCTCTTCTTATAATTTCAGGTATTTTTGGCTGGATGTATCGGAAAATGACTAAGAAGCAGGAGGCACAATTAAAAATACTTTTGATAGTTATTAAACGAGTCGAACTTGGAGAAGCAATCAATCATGATTATGGACCACAAATTGTAAGTGGTATTTTTGATGAATATGTAGCATTAGGTGGGAATCATTATGCTCATGAAATCTACGAAAGATATATAAAGGAGAAAGAATTATGATTATGAATAACAAATTTTATAACATCATTAAATGGGCTGTTTTAGTTGCCTTGCCAGGTATTAGCACTTTTATCGGAGTAATTGGGAAAGCGTATGGGTGGTCAGGGACTGAATTAGCGATTGTTTCATTAAATGCTTTTACCGTACTTCTTGGTACTTTGGCTGGAGTAAGTGCTGTTAAGTTTGGTAAACAACCAGACGATACGGAGGAAAATAAATGAATAAATTAGTAAAAAAAATAGCGGTGGTAACTGCAACTTTCTTTGTTGTTGCAGCAAGTGGGCCAGTATTTGCGGCAGTCGGCGACCAAGGGGTAGATTGGTCACGGTACAATGGCTATCAGGGGAACTTTGGGTACTCTACAGATAAGTTCTCAATTTCTCAAGTCGGCGGCTTCAATAGCAATGGACTTTATTGGCAAAATGAGTATTCTTCACAAGTTCAGAGTTCATTATCCCAAGGGAAACGAGCACATACTTATATTTGGTGGGAAAACGTTACGGATTACTCCACCGCAAAATATGTCCTTGATACAATGCTTGCGAAAGTCACCACCCCAAAAGGTTCAATCGTTGCTTTAGATGCAGAGTCTGGAATTCAATCGACCAATGTCACAATGTGGGCATTGAAGTATATTCAAGATCATGGTTATACTCCGCTTCTTTATGGATATAAAAGTTATCTTGTTCAAAGTTTCTTCTTAGATACCATTGTACAATATTATGGGCTTTGGATGGCTGGTTATGGGTATAACACAGTTAAATCAACCCCTAATTATAATGACTTTCCAAGCTATGACAAAATCAAAATTTGGCAATTTACTTCTAACTATGTGCCAGGCGGTTTAGACGGTAATGTTGACCTAAGCGGTATTACAGATAATGGATATGGCGGACAAGTCAGTCCAAATAATACTTTGCCGTTTGAAGGACGAAGCTTAGAGCAATTGGCCACCGATGTGCAAGCTGGTAAATTCGGTAAAGGTGAGAGACTAAAAAAAGCTCTTGGTGATTACTATATTGGAGTCAATGCCATTGTCAATGAACGTGAGAAAAAAATCACGGCCAATGAATCTCATGGCACATTAGCCAACCAAGTGCAAAAAGGAATTTATGGTGTTAGTCCAGACCGTCCTCGACTTCTTGGAACTTATACAACTGAGGTCCAAGACAGAGTCAATGCGGATGCTTACAAGGGAATGCAAGTTACACGAACTTACACCGTTCGCTCTGGCGATAATCTTTCATCAATTGCCAGCCGTTTAGGAACAACGGTTCAAAGTTTAGTTTCAATGAATGGCATCTCAAATCCTAATTTTATTTATGCTGGTCAAACTCTAAATTATTAAAAATTAACCCTGACTTCGGTCAGGGTTTTTTTATTTTTCAGAATATGATATACTTTTTAATAAAGATAAAAGTGATGGTATAAATATGAAATTTGAAGGAACGTGGCTTGTTGTTATTATACTAAGTATTGAGGTTTTAGCTTTCGGCGAATTTGAGCAGTCTAATCAAATTCTTTTGATAGGGGGAACTTCTTTTGTATTATCTACACTATTCGAAGCTTCTATTTTAATTAGAAACTTTATTCAAAAGCAAACTAAAACATAACCCCGCTTCGGCGGGTGTTTTTTTGTATTCAATAACATAATAGTCAGTATTAGTCAATGAAATAAATGATTAAAATAAAATTAGAGATTGTTTTTAAGGTGTATAGTTGATATAATGAAATATAATTGTATAAAAATATATTATTAAATATGGATGGAATGAAAAGATATTGAAAAGTAATTATTTTATTGAAACTAGAACTAATATTATTGAAAATACAAACCTGAGAGACCCACAGATTGATGCATATGTTGAAGTATATGACCATTTTATTAATAAAAATAAAACTAACCATGCAATAATTGTTTTACCCACGGGAAGTGGAAAAACAGGCCTTATTTCGATGCTTCCCTTTAATATTTCAAATGGTCGAGTACTGATTATTGCACCTCAGTTAACGATACTTGATACTCTAGAAGAAGGCTTGGATAGTGGGAACTCTCGAAATTTCTGGATAGATACAGGAATTATTTCAAATCCTAAAAATCTTCCTGTTGTTGTAAAATATGACGGGAAGAGTACTATAAAAGAGCATTTAGAGCAGGCTAATATTGTAATAGCAAATATTCAAAAATTACAATCTAGAAACGATAGTGCTTTGCTCAATCAATATGAACCAGATTTTTTTGATATGATCATTATTGATGAAGCTCACCATTCCGAGGCAAAAACTTGGTTAGAAAATTTGAATCACTTTTCAAATGCAAAGGTAATAAAATTAACTGCTACAGCCTACAGAACTGATAAAAAACCTCTAGTAGGAGAATTAGTTTATAAGTATAAACTCAGCCAAGCTATGAGTAAAGGTTATGTTAAATCACTTGAAAAGTTTAACTATTTACCTGACAAATTGTACTTTACAATGGATGGAAAATTAGACCGTAAATTCACATATGAAGAAATTATGGATCTAGGGCTTAAAGATGAAGATTGGATTGCTAGATCAGTCGTTTTTTCTGATGAGTGTAAGTTAAGTGTAGTTAAAAATAGTATAGAATTACTAAAAAACAAACGTAAAAATACAAAAGTGCCTCATAAAATTATAGCAGCTGCTACGAACATTAATGAAGCAAAGAAAATTTGTGAAATGTACAATGAACAAGGCGTTAAAGCTGTTGCAGTACATAATGAGTTGTCACAAGATGAAAAAGAAAGAGCGTTTAATGATATAGAAAATCATAGGGTTGATGTCGTTGTAAATGTGTCAATGATGGGGGAAGGCTATGATCACAAATATCTTTCTGTAGCTGCAATATTCAGAGTCTTTAAAAGTCCTTTACCATATGAGCAGTTTATTGGTCGTATATTGAGAGTTATTCCAGACGATGAGATAAGTAAACCAGAAGATAATATAGGAGCTGTAGTAGCGCATAAGTTACTTTTCTTAGATCAACTTTGGGAGTACTATAGAGCACAACTACAAGAAAGTGACTTTATTAAGGAAATATCAGAGCATGATATCTCTGATTCGACAATTGAAAAATACCCGGAGAATGGGAAAATAATACAACTGGATGTAGGGAAAGTAAGCGAGAGTGGTAAAGGTAGTTTAGAACACTCGGTTTACATGGAAACAGAATACATTAAGAAGGAGCGAGAAGAGAGTCAGAAACGGCAAGAGAAAGCTCGTGAGCTTTCTAAGTTATTAAGTATTACTCAAGAAGAAGCTTTTGATATAATAAGTGAAAGGGAATCTGATTCAAACGAATTAAAGAGACCTGATGTTATATTAAAAATGCGCAAAAAGGTTACAGACAAGAACATCAGAGAAGTCATTGTACCTGAAATTTTGACCATAGCAAGTGTAGAAACTAGTGGCAAAGAATTACAAGATATGCCTATTTTTGTTGGTAAATATGCTTGGATCCCAGCAAGATTTAAGTCAAATGCCGCTATGTTGGCTGTTTATTTTAATACTTTCCTGAAAAATTCTATTGGACGAAAAAGAGAAGATTGGAATAACGATGATTATGAAAGAGCTGCTGAAATTCTGAATCAGCAAGCCGATTATATAAAAGATTTTTTTGAGAGGTGATAACTAATATGTCCGCATATATTGATAAAATCTATGAATTAACAGCTTCCGCTATTTTAACACCAGCTAATTTATTGGGAAATATAAAGTTGGAAAACTATAGCGAAATAAAATATTATAAAAAAAATAATGAACTAATTTGTAAGATGACATCTAATGAAGAAGGGGAGTTGGTTGAGTATTTTTATCAATTCGACTTTTCTGATAAGTTAAAAAGAGCAACAATTTTATTCGAGAATGAAGAAATAGAAATTTTTAATAGAGAAGATGAATTAAATGCATCTCTAGAAGAATATAATAAATTAAAATCAAAGAAAGTTATTTAATACATCGCCCTCCGGGGCGTTTTTCTTTGTACTCGTTAGGAAGTTTGCTATAATTAAATTTCTAACACTGACACCCCCTTAATTGGGGGTCTTTTTTTGTTAACAAATGGTACTGCATAACTTTATAAATGTTGGTATGATTTAATCATCATAGTTGTCCTTCTAAATACAAATAGCTAAATATTTCGAAGCACAGTGAACGTCTTTTTCTGAAGGCGTTTTTCTTTACAGCAAAAAGTATAAATTATATAATATACTCTCCCCCTTAAAATAAGTTTTTTTCATAATAACTTTCACACTACTCTTTTATAGAGTAGTTTTTTATTTCACAAGTCGTTTCAGTTTACTCCATATTATACAAAGAGTATAGTAATAATACATTCAAATTATAAACGCTTGAACACCTTGCCGCCATGCAGGGTGTTTTTGTTTACAAAATTCTGATTAAAGGTTATACTGTATGTAGTTTTGCAACTATAACACCGTTTTTGATTAATTGACGGTGTTTTTTTATTTGAGAACGAATACAAAAAGTAGTAGAATGAAGTAGGATAAGCAAGGACAATTGTTTCCTTATAAGAAATACGCTCATTATGAGCGTTTTTATTTACAACTAATATAAAAAATTATATAATACTTTTATTCCAAAAAAACTTTTTTCATAAATTCATTCCGAAGCGCCTTACTCCACTAGGGCGCTTTTTTGTTTGTTTAAACCGTCTGGAACTCCGCTCGGTTACTATTTTCTTGACCTCACGAATATTTGGTATTATGCGGTTTGTTGGTTTGTGACCCTCATTTTTGATGGTCGCAAAATATGTTATAATGAAAGTCTTAAACATGGGTGTCAGCAATTTGCTGGCATTTTTTCATTTCACGAATTAAATCTTTACATATGAAAATAAGGCGTTTGTATAGGCAGATACTAAAAAATTTTTTGAAATAAATCTTTAAAAAACTGCATATCAAAGATATACAGCACCTTGCCTGACAAAAATTTAATAACTTTAACTAGCCTTTTAACTAGCCCTCAAGTGAAACGCATTACCATTTATTTTTAGTAAAAAAATAAAGAATAGCTAAATATAGCATTTAGTGTAACGTATTACTACCTATTTATATACCCTTGAATAAGAGGTAATTATATTATATAAAGATAAGCTAAAGATTTTAGATAAACGTCTATTTTAAAGTTGACAATATTTATTATATTAACGTATAATTACATTAGCACACAACTAGACCCTTTGATATGTGTTTCGCATATTTTAAAAACAATGGTGGGAGTTTCAGCTGTACAATAATACCCTTCAGCAATATGAGTCATTCGTTGGAACGTAAAATGTCCCAACCTATGTCGCTTCGCATAATGGTGGTTGTGTGCATTTTATTGTGTAATTAAAAAGGAGTTTCAATGAAATATAATGAAGCAAGAAATAATGTAGCCCAGAAGTTAGGACTCCCCTCAAAGCTACTTTCATATTTGTTTCATAGAGGGATTGATAAGTTTTATAAAGAAATAAAAATTCCAAAAAAATCTGGGGGAGTTCGTGAAATAATGATACCTCAACAACAATTAAAGGCTACACAAAAAGAAATTTTAAAAATGCTTCGTAAAGTTTATTTCGAAAACAACATTGAGACTAACTTTTCACATGGTTTTGAGAAAAGTAAATCTATTATTAGTAATGCTCGAGTACATAAAAATAAATATTTTGTTTTAAATTTAGATTTAGAAGATTTTTTTGGTAGTTTTCATTTTGGAAGAATTAGAGGTTATTTCGAAAAAAGTAAAAATTTTCAACTATCTCGTGAAGAAGCAGCTGTTCTAGCAAATTTAGTTTGCTACAAAGGGGTGCTTCCTCAAGGAGCTTCAACTTCACCTATAATGACAAATATGATTTGTCATTTTTTAGATTTAAAACTTCATAATATTGCTAAAAAACATAGATGTAGATACACTCGCTATGCAGATGATTTAACGTTTTCCTCAAATAATATAAAAACTGAGGAAGAAAGCAAACAGCTAATAATAGATATTGAAAAGCAAATAAATAAATCTGGATTTAAAATTAATGAAAGAAAAACAAGATTACAATTTAGAAATAGTACTCAGCAAGTAACAGGATTGATTGTTAATAAAAAGGTCAATGTAAGCAAAACCTACTATAAAACTACCCGTGCCATGGCAAATAGGTTATATCGACAAGGAAGTTTCGAGATAGATGGAGTTGAGGGGACGCTTAATAAGTTGGAAGGAAGATTTTCATTTATAGATCAACTGAATTTTGAAAATAATAAAAATACAACAGATGTCTTGAATGTACAACATGGCTTTTCTTGGAATAATAAAAGTGATGAAATGTATGCTAATATGCGAGAAAAATCATATCAGGAATTTCTATTTTATAAATATTTCTACGCAAACGAAAAACCAGTAATCTTGACAGAAGGTAAAACTGATATAACATATTTAAAGGCTGCACTAAAGAGTATGTATAAGGATTATCCAAACTTAATTGAGAAAACGGACGGCGAGTTTAAATTCAGTGTTGAGTTTATAAAAAGGAGTAGAAGATTTAATTATTTCTTTGGTTATTTTGAAGGTGCAAATGGTATGAAAAATATATATAATTTATTTTTCCGTCCTCCTTTTAAATATTATGAAAAGTTTGATGAAAAGAGGCACATTAAAGACCAGAAACCAGTTTTTCTTATTTTTGATAATGAGCTTAATGATAGTGAAAAACCAATAAAAAAATTTATTAATTTTTCTAATATAAATAATCAAGCAAATATTAATTTAATACAAGAACAACATTATTTGAATATAGATAAAAATCTTTATTTGGTAACTCATCAATTAATGAATGGCAAGAACATAATGGAAATCGAAGACCTATTTGATAAAGATGTATTAAATGTAAGAATTAACAATAAATCATTTAACAGGGACGATGATGCTGACAGAGAGGCAACTTTCGGTAAGGCAATATTTGCAGATTATATAGCTGAACATTATAAAGAAATTAATTTTGAAAATTTCAAGCCGATGTTAGATATTATAAGTACTATTTCAAACAAAGAAATAGATGTACACTTATAAAATATAAATGTTTGATAGAAATTATATTTGTTAAATTCATTAGACTTAATATGTGCCAAAAATGTGCCAAATAATTTATAATTCCATATTTTCTATGATTTTTAACAATTACAAAAACGGAGAAAAGCAAGCTTTATATAGTATTATATCTTCTATGTTTTCGCGAAAAAGTTTAAGATGAACTATATACTATTATTCATCAATAATGTGCTTTAAGGGGAAAAAAAGGGGACAATTTTGAATGAGAAGTGAAAATATATGACTTATATATGAATAAACGAAAGTTCTTTAATCTCATTAAAGACAAGGGTTTGCATAACATTTGACCAACTCTGAAAGTTACTGGAATAGTAGTTCTTTCCTCCGTGCACTCACAGGTAAAAAAGCTCGTATCGCTGAACGTCGTCGTTAAGATACACCAGTTTAACCGCTCTATTGAGCGGTTTTTTTATTTGGAAAGATTTATGGTTATGCTCAAAGATTTAAGGATATTGTTTTATTGAATCTACTGAGCTAGGTTAATGAAGTAGTTCATAATTTAAAATATAAGAAGTTGAATAATAAAGAGCCGTTTGGTAATTTATCAAGACGATTTTTTTGTAGTTAAATAATGACATTGGTGATGGATTTTAAGGAAAAAAATGCGATAATTGTTTAAATGTAGTTTATAGAGTACAGTGAAATTAAAAAAGATCAGAAAGGACTGAAATGAAAAAAATATCAGTCGAGAAGAAGCAAAGAAATCTTTAGTCTATGACCCTTATTTTGAAAAAGGCCATTATGGGAGTAAAATTTTTCAAACTATAATTGCTCTTTTAGGATGGTGTGGTGTTATCATTCCATTTTTATGGATTATCTTTCCTTTTGTTTTTCCAAATCGAGCACGTTTTGATCATATCATAATTTATAGAGAAGAAAAAACTACACTTTTATTTCTTTTCATTTTTCTTTCTATATCTTTTATTTTCCTATCTATCTTGTATATTATCCTAACTTTTTGGAATAATTATCGTTTTAAACATTTTCTACAAAAAGAAAAGCAGTACGATACTGAACGTGTCGATGTAAGACGAAAGTTAATAAATCAAGCTTATGATGAACGATTTGGCACAAAAGATTTTCGCCATAATGTTTGTTTTTATTCGGTCAAAGAAGAGCAAAATTTGGAAACAGATTTTGTGAAAAAGCTTTATCAGAAGGGAGAAAACAATGATTAGTTTTGTTCAAACGGGAAATGGCATTGTTGACTTTATTCTGACACTGATATTTCTGGTGTTAATTACTTACCCAATTTTAGGCGGATTCGCCTGGTTTATTGGAGTCTT